GTGCTTTTCATAAACGAGTGCATTAACTTGTCGTTCGATGTGTATCGGCAGTTGTCTGTGCGTACGACTGAGAAAGTCATACTCGATTATAACCCGGCGTTTGAGTTTTGGGTAGATACGAAACTAGCGCACCGAGACGACGTGGCGCTGATACACTCTACCTATCTTGATAACGACATGCTCAGCCCTGCGCAGATAGCCGAGATAGAGAGTAACCGAGAGATTGACCCCGACTGGTGGAAGGTGTACGGCCTCGGATTGACAGGTAGTACAGAGGGCATCGTGGTCAAGAACTGGGACATTGTCGACAGTCTACCGCCGCGCGAAGAGTGGAAAGCCGCATACCTAGGCGTCGATTTCGGTTGGACTAACCCGAGCGCGATATCTCTAGTAGTGTTGGCACACGGCGAAGTGTGGCTAGATCAGTTATTGTATGCACGCGGTAAGGATAATACCGAGCTTGCGTCTTGCATACTCGAGTCTGAATACAACGACCTAGAGGTCATTTGCGATGGTGCAGAGCCTAAGTCAATACGCGAGCTACAAAATGCCGGAGTGCGGGCCATCCGCACCGAGAACAAAGATATACGGCTTGGCATACGCGTGATGAATCGATACAAGAAGCACTACACTAAAAGTAGCGTGGACACTATACGAGAGAATCGTCTGTACCATTATCCATTGCTCCCCGATGGGACGTACGGAGACATTCCGGTCGACAAGGACGGGCATGCTAAGGACGCAGAGCGTTACGTATTTTTAAACAGATTATCTAACATTTCTTCCGGCTTCGATATAACGGTAGGCCGTGCAGCTAGGAAGAATCAATAACAGCATTATGAAACATTTTACTATGGCGGAAATGACCGTTACCGGCTCCGGGCTCCCGAACACCCCCGGACAACTCGCAATCGAGAATCTAGAGTACCTCGTTGAGAAGGTTCTCGACCCTGCTAGAGAGGCTACCGGCGTACCTATCGAGGTGACTAGCGGGTACCGCAGTGCGGCCGTTAACGCTGCTATCGGCGGCGTGTCTAACTCTCAGCATGTAACGGGCCAAGCGGCGGATATCACTACCGCAGACATGGCTAAACTCTTTGCGTGGTTGCGCGCCCATGCCACTTTCGACCAGCTCATTTGGGAATTTGGAAGCACGGCGCAGCCAGGATGGATACACGTGTCGATCAAACGACTTGGCGGCAATCGTATGCAGGTATTGCGCGCAATTAAGGCGGGCGGAAAAGCTAAATACTTACCCTTATGAAAGCCGCATGGATATTCTTTATAGCGCTTACGACATTCGTAGGCGGCTTGGCGATCGGATTATCAATCACTCACGATAAGATAGTACCTGTAAAGGTGGATGGCGCGGTCGTTCGCGATACGACCGCCATTCATGACACGATACGCGCCGAAGTCCCTAAGCCCATTGTTCGCGATACTGGACGAATAGACACGGTAAGAGTGTATAAGTATAAGGACAGTAGTGTTAAGCTAACACACGGCTTGCAAATGGACTCTACGGGCAATATACTTATACCGATAGAGCGTAAGATATACCTAACGAAGGAATATAAGGCGACGGTGGACGGTTACCGTACTGATCTCGTGTCGATGGAGCTATATACCAAGACGACTACAATTCACGAGACTGTAAATAAAATGAAGTCGCCGCGATGGGCAGTTACAATAGGGCCCGGTGTCGGGTATGACGGGTCGCGAGTACGTCCGTACATAGGCGCGACAGTAGGATACGTACTTTGGTCTAAATAAGAGAAGCCCTCTATACTTTAATCGGTATAGAGGGCTTTGTTTTAATCAGCGTAGCCGACTAGTTTAAGGTCTTTTGGGTCGCTCTGTATTTTGCGGCCATCGTCTAAGTAGACAGGCGTTTTTCCGTTAGGCAGCACTTCGTCGTGGTACACTTTACCCGTAGCGCCGCTCTTCGTACGCACTATTGTGTAGGGCCTTTTGGTCTTCATCGCCGTAACTTCTTGCGACTCACTTCGGGGTCTTCGGTTATATCCTCTACAGTAGCTGCGTATATAGCTAGTACGTCGCGTCCTTCGCTCTCTCGGTACTGCTTCATCGCGGCAGTGGCTACTGACAGATCGTCTGCTCCTACTATTCCGCCATCGAACACGACCACGTCCGGCTTTCCTTCCGTAGCCCAATCGAGCACTTCGTTGATTGATATGCTGCTAACTACGATATCGCTAAGCTGCGCTATACGGATGTTCTTCTTTCCGCTCTGCTTCTTATACACTGCGATGAGCTTCGACACGGCCGTGTTGCGGGCCTCATCTTTAGGGGCGATTAAAAGTATATCCATATTAGTCCTCGATTGGTTCGTTAATAACTTCGCGCATTAGACCCTGTACGCAATATATAGCCGTAACTTCGCGATTATAGTATGCACGGTATGCTTGCATAGCCTCTGTAATTCTTTTAAGTTCGAATGCATCGCAAATGCAACCGTTATCGAACACAACTACATCCGGTGTACTTTCGTCGCAAGACGCGATTATAGCATGATTGTTAGTGCACATGTACCGGTGCATGTTTAACACGCATACGGTATTGATTCTGCGGCCTCTCGCTTCGATGATGTCTCGCACCGTAGTGCTTTTACCTGCCCCTTGCGGGGCCACGATTAATACGTCCATTTTTTAATCTTTATATGGTAGTCTGATATCTTCTTTTTCCGGCGTATCAGAATTGCCGTGTAACTCTACCTTGCGCTTGCGAACCCATCGAGTCGACATAGTAGTCGTGTCGTCGGGGTGCCTTTTCAGGAAGCGAACGAGGTAGCTTTTAGGACTTTCGCCGAGTATCTCCACCTCGGCGGCATGCGGCTCGTAGACCTTGTTTGGCCAATAGCCTACGAGCAGGCTGTAGTGATACGTACCGGTGATCATACGACGTACACTTTGCGCCGATAGTTGATAAGGTGGAGTCGACGTACCTCGAGGGCGGCCGTAGTGGAGAGTAGGCCTACAGTGACGCGCTGAGTTGGCATATATTCGTCGATTTGCGAGTTAGGGTCTACGTAATACACGTAATGCAGACCCTTCGGATTATAGGTATAGTAGCCTATCAGTGGCTCGCCTTGTGCGTTTACCACATCCTCTATTAAGCCGTTTACGATTGCGGTCGCATGACCTTTCACCAGTACGACGAAGCGGCCTACGTCGGGGAACTGAGTTAAACGCTCTCCGGGGTCGATCGAGGGTATGAACACGAAGCCCATGTCGCGCATGTACGACATGAATTTTGCGGAAGTGACCTCTACACCCTCGTGTATGTTAGCCGGGAATATCTGCGCTAGGTCTCTGAACACAGATAAGTAGTCGCGCCCTGAGGCGATAGCGACCGCGCGTATTGCGCAATCGTTCTTAATGCCGTCCATGCCGGCTGCGGCTTTGCCACCATCGTTAAATCGTAGTACCATTATAGTAAGCTTGTTAAAAAGTTAAATGCTGTTCTGCTTATTTTCAAGAAGTCACCTTCCTGCCCACCGCGCGGCGCGTCGTTCCCGCTCGTGTATTTATAACCCTGCGCAATCAGGATATTCTTTAGGTAGAAAGAGTTGTCTTCGATGTGCCTTTTGATATCTCGGCGCTAGCCTCTAGTATCGCAGCTCTGATTTTGTCAATTGTAGCCATAGTTTTTTTGTTGTTAAGTGAATGAATGAATGAACCACTCTGCAAAACTACATAAAAAAATCGTACTACAATACAATAGCACGATTTTTTAACTTACTTTAAATCTTCTTTCTCCGCGTCGGGAGCATTCAGGTATTCGAGCACTGCTTTGACTATGTCGCTAATATCGGCCTTGCTTGTTATTAGTTTGCCCGCAAGTACGCTGACGTTCTCTATGCGCACTTTGTCTTCCGCCTTTTCGTAGATACTTTTAATCTCGATGAGGCATATACCAACCGCGCCGAGAAACGTTATGAACGGGAACATGATTATGTGGTACGAGTAATATACTTCTAGATACCACACGGACGCCATCTGCATAGCGTCTACTACTGACAGCGCGAGCAGCACATTGTAGTACTTCGCTATCTTATCGATAGTGCGTTTAAATCCATAACTCGATCGGGCGATGCCATTCTGCTTTGCTTTGCGTACGCCGCTCCACAAGTCAGCCGCAATGGCTAATAATACAAGCATGTAGATACCGAAAAGTAGCCACAGCGATACGATAATTTTCTCCATATTTATTAGTTTAGTGATGTCGTTTAGGTATGTAGATTCCGAAGTCGAAAGGTACGGACTGATCAGCGCCGTGCATGGTGGGCGGATTCCACAGCGGATAGTTATCCGCGCACTCAGTTAGATAGTCGCGCAGATCGCGCGCTAGCTCTTCTGCGTCGTCCCTTAGCCAACGCCGCAGCTGTGCGATATCAGACACAGTCACCGCACTGCTGTTTTCGCTATTGCGCACTGTGATGCCTTTGTTTACGATACTAGCCCAGTGAAACGGGATGCCCTGGTACACGGCATAGAACGACAACGCCGGGGCTAGCTTTAGTATAAGCGCTTGGTTCGCAGGACTGATCGGATTGATGACCGGCACGGGTGTCGCGCTAGCCTCTTTGATCTGTGCTTTCAGTTCTTCCGTTAGCGGGTCGCCAAGTATTTTCTCTATGTACATCTTCTGTACTAAGATTATATAAGGCACGAACTTAGATACGATCGTATCTTCCTTGATAGGGCTATTCTCTTTAAATAGCTCTTCGTTTATTAGTGCGATTTCCATTCAGGGCGCGTGTTAAGTTTTCGATTAATTTAAATATGTATGGCTTCTTTGTAAGCGTAGCCGGCACTGCTGTAGCGCTATCGGTAGCAGGCGCCGTAGCCGCGTCTCCGTTCGATTCTTGAATCTTCGCAAGCACGTCCAAGTCGGCTATGCGCAGCTCGCAAGTACCATTTATTTTTGTAAATAGGTTTACTTTGTCCAAGACCTTTCTGCGCATTTTCTCGATCACGGTGTAGTTGTATAGGATGTATGCGTCGATTATCTCAGAGGCGTTACCTGATAGGTTGCCCGAGCCGGAGACGCCCGCCAATGTGGGGCTGCTGAGTCGGTGCGCGCTTACGATCTTCTGAAAGACGATGCCTTCTACGTCGTTATATATGTCCGCGTTGGCCGCGGCTTGGAAGGGCACGATGTCAGGCTTTACTTCTGTGTTCTCACCCCACAATATCACGATAGATGAGGCCCCTTTGGCGCCGCTAAAGGCGTTTTCCATCTGCGCTTGAAACGCCGCCTTCTTTTCCTCGCTCGGATTTGAGGGCATTTTGATCACGACAGAGGCGGTGAAGCCGTTATCGATAGAGTTATTGTAGAACTCGCCAAGGGCGCCGTCGGCCTTCACGTACTCGATTGCAGGAAAGTACTCAGGCACGGAATAGTGCGCCAAGCCGGGCGTGTAGTCCCAATGGTGGAACATGTATGCCTTTCCTTTTTCCGCGTCCTTCATGCCTGGCCATGAGTCTAGCTCAATGGCTTTGTACTTACCTGCGGCTTTTTTCCAGTCGGCCGCGATCTTAAAAGACAGGGCGTCCCCTGTAGGGCTTATCCTACCTATTCGCACAGTGGTGTAGTCCTGATGGAATAGCGATACGGTGGTGCTTCCTTTGTTTACGATCACCTGAAAGTAGAACCCGCCGAACGTCTTATAATCTAGCACGACGGGCTCTAGGAAGTCGTCCCACGATTCGCCCGAGTTCGGCACACCTACAAATAAATCGGCGTTCTCGGGGGTGTCTCGTACGCCCTTGCCTAATACGTAATTGACCGTGCTCTTTATAATCGCACTGTTAATCGCGCTCTTGGAATTGATACGCACTACCTCTGTAGGGAAGTCGTTCCTTACGCCGAAATTAACGACGCCCATTCCTCGGTTTAGTGCTATACGCGGGAACGCGGGAACGGCGTCGGCTACGGACATTTTTAATACGGATATTTCTTTTTCCATCTTACTTTTTTTAAAAAGATAAAAACAGAGCTATTTATCTTTGTATTATGGTACAGATAGAATATAAAGATACAGAGATAGCCGTGCCCACGTCGTGGGACGATATCACGCTAGATGCGTATGAGAGAGCATATGCGATCGATACCTCGACTAATAGAGGGAGGGTAGAGTATGTAGCTACAATATGCAGCATAGATATGTCCGTATTGCTCGATTGGCCCACGGAAGTATTTAACAGCATACTGAACTTGGTAGAGTTCCTATTTGCAGATAACGAGCACGAGCCCTGCGCTAATGTGAAGATCGGCGGAGTTAACTATACCGTTCCTGTAGAAGGAAGGATAACGCTCGGCATGTGGGTAGATACGGACGAAGTACAGAAGAGCGGGAAGGCGGTACTATCTAATACGTTAGCTATAGTATGCAGACCCTCGGGCGAAGATTACAACGGCGAGAAAAACGAAGCGCGTGCGGCCATATTTGCGGCCGCCCCGATGAGCAAGTTACTTGGCGTGCTCGCTTTTTTTTTGCAGTGCAAGACGGCGTGCGATCAGCACACAGAAGCATACTCGAATGCGTGCGAACTGGTAGGCCACTTGCCGCGGAGTATAAAAGATTTACGCGTGCGTGGGGGTGGTATAAAGTTATATCGGATTTGGCAGGTGATAAGATACTTGATTTTGATAAGGTTACTTCGCGCCCGGCTACAGAAGTATTCACGTTTCTGCAATATCTCTACGACAAGAGCAACGCCGAAGCGGCACAACATAGATTAGACAAGCAACTACAAAAAAAATAAGGATATGCAAATAGTTAACCTATTCTACGAGATTGCGCGTCAGAACAAGCGCCTGCGCGGATTTACTTACAACAAATCGTATCAGCAAGGTGCGGGCAATTCTATGTATCCGCTTATGTGGCTCGATGACCCTATAATGGGGCAGAGCATGTCTGAGAGTGTTATGCGTTACACGGTTAACGTCGATATATTAGGGCTACCTTCGGAGACAGAGAGCGAGCAGGCCGTGCAATCTTCTGCATTCGACGTAGGCCTATCCGTTATATATAGAATACGCAGTACTCGCGCTACCACGGGCGTAAGCGTAGAGGGCTTTAGCTTTGTCTCTCTTCGCGAATATTACGACGACGGGGCCGCAGGGTACAGGTTTACTCTGACGCTCTTACAAGCGAACCCTACAGATAAATGCCTAGACGACTACGACGCGACTAAGGTGTTTCCTTCACTTGCTTCTCTGCCTGATTTCAGTGTAGACAACCCTGACGGATGCGCGGTATTTACCGATAGTAGCGCGCTACCGACTTTTAAGCTAGATTAATATGAGCGCGGAAGGAGTTAGACTCGCGATTAATAAGATAGCCGACGACTTGCTATCCTTATCGGCGCTTGTGCTGGAAGATGACAGCGTGGGTACGAACGTGAAGATAGGACGAAACACGCTGCGCGACAGCGCACTGCACGGCGACTTAGAAGGCACAGTAACTACTTTTAACGGCGGCGATCCTGTGATAACGGCTTTGTTTAATAATTATATAGTGTACTTAGAATGGGACAGGCCTAAGAGATACAAGAAGCCGCCGCCTATAGACGCGCTAAAAGACTGGGCGGCATCCAACGGCATACCGACGGACGCGGAGACACTGTATAAGATATCGACGGCAATATGGCGCGATGGGCACAAAGGTAGACCCATCTTTGCAACTATCGATAGAGAGCTAGACGGGCTCTTCGAAGACGATTGGTCAGATAAATTAATGGCGTCGATTTTCGATAATTTAGATTTATTTTTTAACAATTAGACTATGGGGTATATTAGTAGAGATATAGCAGTTATAACGGGTCCTACGAGAGTTTCCCTCTCGGGCCTTCCTAACTTTTTGCGCATTGAGAGCAAGCCTAGTACGCCCGTTTATCTAGAGATAGACATACAAGTGTTGTCGCCAACGGTTAACACCGCGACGATAAGGCTAACCACGCCCGATGGCGCGATATACAATTTTACGGCTACCTCAGATGCGGACAAAGTAACAGGAAGCGTGTTTTTACTTGGTGCTGATGCTTCGGTAACGGCTGGTAACATACGTAAGGCCATGTTACTAAATACTTGGATATCCTCTAATTTTGATATATTCATTTTGCCGAGCGTGGTTAGTGGGGTAACTACTAACGGTGCGCATATTCGTATAAAAAGCAAAGGCGCGGGTACGGATTATAATATAACGATTACCAAGCCTGCGGATACAGGCGGGACGGCTTATCTTATTACGCAGGTAGTTCCCGTTAGCGCGTTAGGCGACAGCATAAGCGGCGAGAGCAGCACCGCGGAGATAGAAGTAGAGGTCTATTCCGTGAACAGTCTTTTTTTAGGGGAGAACGATGCGCCTACGACGAGAGAGAAGTTAGGCGACCTGATACTTACGATGCAGAAGACGTACGCCGGTGCGCCTATGTGGTTCGACATAAGCTCCGTCTTTGCGAACTACCGGCCATACAATCTACCTATACGCGGATTCGGGTGGTTCAATGCAGGGACTTGTGGTATGTACAGACTAATAGCTAGTGTTGAGGCTAGCAATTTTTACTATTCAAAGGCGCTGTGCATAGTGAACGGTTACGGGTCTTTGCTAGATATAGACCCGTTAGCGGGTCGTGTGTATTTAGATTCTACTATACAGCTTCTTACTAATAAGCCGCGCACTACGTACATGCGCGGGCAGAGGGAATATCTTAATTTTATAGCCGAAGACCCGCAAAGGGGCGTCGCTGAACCCATTGACTACGCGTTGCGCGTGTTGTATAGAGCGTACGCCACGGGCGGAGACTATCTAGGAAGCATGGATTCAGACCCGATCGAACGAGCAGCGCTTAATATCGTAAATACGTGCGCGTTGAATATAGATGCGCTACTGGATGCATATCCGGGCGCCGGCGAGATAAAAGTAAATCTAGCTAGAGGCAGCGCGGCCGTGTCTAATTCGCTAGAATACAGAGTACTGCCCGACTGCCTGCACGTCCTAAACCCGATTACCTTTCTTAATAAGTTAGGCGGATGGGATACGTACAATTTTGACGCTACTTTGCAAGACGAGATTAAACCCACAACGGACACGTACAATAGAACGGTCACGCCTGTAAATGTGCAGGAAGCAGGCGACGAGCTTATGCACTCTGTATCGTTAGAAGACACGATAACGATAGAGGGCTCGCCATGTACAGACGAAGTAGCGGACTGGCTTAAAGAGTTGGCCACCGCACGAGTACTGCTAGATAAGGACGGAAACTATCTAGTACGCGACGATTTTCAACTAAAAAAGACGTCCTCTGCATTTAACATGCAAGTGCCTACTTTGAAGTACCATTTAAGCGCTACTTACACAAATGAATAATACAGAACTATATATTAACGGCACGTTGGTAGATTTATCTTCCGACTTTAGCTTGCGTCTAAACAGGCAGCTGATTAACCCTGCTGAGTTGAGTACCAAGGACGCGCAGTATAGCTACTCTATATCGCTGCCTCTTACGGAAACTAACGACATAGTTTTCGGGCACGCGAACGTAGAAGAGACGCGCAATAAGTTCGTAACGGAATATAATGCTGAGTGCATCGTGGCAGGTTCTCGCGTCTTCACGGGTAGGTTTCGACTTACGGAAGTGAGTGATGCATACAAAGGGAATTTGTACGTGCCGACGGCGAAGTCCGTTAAGGACATTTTCGGCGATATAGCGCTAAATGCTATCGCGGAATACAGAATACCATTCGTAGATTTCGCGGAATATATTAACCTGTACAACGAAGCGGCTAGGACTGAACCGCAGGCGGCTATATTTCCGTTCGTGCTTTACGGACTTCTTCCTAAAGCCCCGCTTAATAAAGATGCGAATACCTACTCAGGTCGTACAGTGTGGGACGACAGCGTATATATAGGTATGAGTGATCTTCCGCCCGCCGTGAACCCTCTTATAATCATACAGCACATATTTAACTCGAAAGGGTACGTGATATCGGGTACGGCCTTCTCTGACGAAAAGTTGAAACAACTGTATATGAGCTATCGCAATGAGGCAGACTACACGCAGCCTTGGAACTACGGCCATCACGCCACTATCCGCGTATCGGGCGCGTGGGCCTCAACATACGAGCGGATTACAAACACGGCTCGATTAGAGCGCGGCATAAATCAATCGTCAGATGACACAGGCACGATATACAGTTGCGACGTATTAGACGCTACTAATTCTAAGATAGAAGTGCGCGAAGACACCGGCGGGAATGTTCTACTAAAGACGGTTAACGACGCCGACGGTTTCCCCTGGACACGCGGACAGATACGCATACCTACAGAGGGCTTTTACAAGCTCACTTTTAAAGCCAGTTTGAATGTGTTCGGTAATTCGAATTGGCGAGTTACCGACTCGAATACAGGCATACAGCATATAAGCGGACTCTCTGAGAATGCGAACAACCGCATGTTCGAAAATGTATATGAGGTAAAGCTTTTGCGCGACAACGGCAATGCGGATTTTGGACTATCCGGGGCAAAGCTCGACGGGTCTTTTTTCTATGATAACCAACCGCAGAATGATATCTACGACGAGTATAACATACCGAAATATTTCCCGCCTGTTACGGCCGATGGCCAAATAAATATGGTGGATGCCGCGCAGAGTTCGAACATATTAGCGGGCTTTGAGTTCGGTTATAACTCAGATCGCGGCACTAACGCGCAGAAATATTATAATCCGCTCGATACTGAAAACAGATATGCGCAAGTGCTTATTTCTAAACCGGCCAATAGCTACGACGTAACCGCGAACGGTGACACGCCCGTGCGGCTAGTCGTAAATTCTCCGGGGTATATGAAGTATGGCCGCTTGGGCTCGTTCGACAGTGAAGGTGACAACCCTAACATAAACATAGACTACACAGCTGCGACTTGGGTACACAACAAGGTACTAGATAGTCACGGCAACCCCGTGGACCCTACCCCATCTAATATAACGGGTAGGTCGGAAAATTGGGCATTGTCCAACGCAGATGGACTCATTACGTCTTTGGCCGGGTGGGAGACAACAGATTTTATAGATTTGTCGCTGTATGCTAATGTTAAATTCTCGGCTACGGTAGAAGCTAACAACGCCGTCGCAGTATTAGCCTACTACTCTCCTAATGGTATGGGCTTCGGATGGCCAAGTTTAGACTATGTAGACATAAAAGCGCCCGTCGCGGGCAGCCCCACGGTGACTTACATCGAGCAGACTATACCGATATCCACCAATGGCTCAAAAATGGTCTTAGTGTGTGGCGCCCTTGGTTCTGTGCAAATATTGGCCACGGGGTTAGCCGCAAATAACGTGATACTAAACAGATTCCCTCTAGAGAGCAATTATACATACGTATTCAGCATTCCGGTAGACGCTAACTATACTGGTCTAATATTTCTTTTTAACGGCGATGCTGAATATTCATATTCTAGCACGCAATTCGTGAACGGGACGGCTCATATAGACACCACGCTCGCCGACGTCCCCGGCTTTCAGCCCCGCATAACTATGTGGCTTGCCAATAACTATTTCGACGTAAGCAGCACGTTAACCATAAATCGAACTATCGTCGAAAGTAGCGAGGACGCGATCGGGTGGGAGAGCACGCGCAAGCTACACATGTCGCTGCTTAACGCGCCGAGCGTGTATGCTAGACGAGGCATGTACGACGATGCGGTCGCAGACGCGAACTACACAGGACAAGGCGCAGTAAGTACCGTAGTGTGGTTAAAAGCTGGGGAATTACTTACCGTTGCCTCTGTGTCCTCTGAGGGGCGCTACAGGAAAGACGGTATGCACTCTACCTACGGTCTCGTTAACCACGAGTTGAAATTTGATCTAGGTATAACGCCCTTCCGCGTCGACGAAGACTGGTTGAAAGTAGACCTCGCAGGTAGGGGCACCGCAGCGATGAATTGGAACGACGCCGTGAACTTCGACGTGAACAGTATAAATCTAGCGGGCTTCCTGTCTGCGGATACTAAAGTAGACGACTTTCTAGATAACTTCGTAAAGGCGTTTAATCTAAAGCTTACGCAGACGGATTCTAGGGCATTTAGTTTAGACGTTAAACAGACTAAGAAGGGAACTAGCAGCAAGTACTTAAACATCGAGGAGAAGGCGTCTCTACGTGACCGCGTGAATACCTCTCTAGGACTACCATCTGAGTATAAGATAGGCTTTACGGTGGACACCGAAGAGGAAGGCTACGTTCGCACCGGGGTAAATGGCGGCGGACACTTTTACACAGGCGCAACGGAAGAGAGCGTGACAGAACAGACTAGTAGCTTTTCGTATAATTGGTACAAAGATATAACACAGGATAGCGTTGTATTGCCTCTCCCTATAATATCTAAAAATGATGCATGGTTATTGACGGAGAGTTACCCTACTGCGATGGAGAATCGCTATACATCGCAGGCGTACAGATTCTTTTACTTTGACGGACTACTGAACGACATAGGCGGGCAGTTCGATTTCAACGGCGCGGCTTTGAAATTAGCAAAGGTAAGTAATTCGCTTAATGGATTAATGGAGCTAAGCTACGAAGATAAGAACGATACTATACTAGGTAAGTACTTCTCTATATTGGTCGACGCCTCTTCGCACTACACTGAGGTAGAATGTTACATAACCGCGGAAGATTATACGAAGCTAGACGGCTCAGTGTATATACGATTCAACGGCGATCTGTATTATATTGCGGAGATAAGCGGTTACGATCCGTCGCAAAAAAACAAGACTAAATTAAAACTAATACGTAGAATATAATGGCCGGCAAAAAAGAATATACTCTGCAAATAAACGGGGTAACGCAGAACGTCAAAGATGTAACTTCCCTGGAGAGCGCCATTAAGGCGTTGGATAGCGCGATCGCAAAGACTAACAGCACAGAGGCGAAGAGCGCTGCTGCTAGCAAGACTAAGAGTTCTGCGCTTACCGAAGAAGAGAAAGCGGCTAAGCGGCTAAGCGACACGCAGAAGAAGCTAGCTTCCGCAGATTCTGAGGCTAATAAGGCGCAGATATCCGCCACCAAGGCGCTACAGGAAAAAACGAGAGAGGTAACGCGCTCTATTAGCATTAATAAGCTAGCAGAGGGCTCTATCGCTCAGATGGGTATGCAGCTTACTGACTTGCGTGTGGCGTACGAAGCGCTAAGCGCTACACAGCGAGCTGATATCGAGGTAGGCGGTAAAATGATAACGCAGATACAATCGTTAGATGCGGAATATAAAGCACTGCGCGAGAGCACAGGTAACTTTAGAGACAGCGTAGGAAATTATGAAAAAGGATATAAGGGCCTACAGGACTTGACGGATAAATTCGAGCTAGCCACCCGCGGAAGTGTGGGCATGGCTACGGAAGTACTCGGCTCTAATGCGGCTCTTGAGACGCTAGGAAGTACGACCAACGTAGTAGCGCGCTCTACAGAAGGCATGGCGGGCATACTTGCCTTGGCCAGTACTGCGAGTGAGGCTTACAACGCAGTGGTGAAAGAAGGTTGGATACAGGAAAAGACGGCGGCGGTAGTAGATGGTGTACGCACTGTGCAGTTGAGAGCCAAGACGGCCGCCGAGGCTCTCGGGACTAAAGGAACTCTCGCGGCTACTATAGCACAAAAGTTGTTTAACATAGTAGCTGCCGCAAATCCTTATGTTCTGCTCGCGCTCGCGCTCATCACGGTGGTAGGCGCTATAGCCGCGTTTATGATTAACACAAACAAGGCGGCCGAGTCGCAAAAAAAGGCGAACGAATTAGAGGCTATCCACCTCGACTATTTAGAGCACGAAGTTACCCTATTGAAAGAAGCCGGAGACGCGCGTGTTAAATCTGCCGAGACGCAGGTAAGCATACTAACCGCGCAAGGTGCAAAAACGAAGGACATACGCGCCGCAGAAGACGCACTAGCGGCGGAGCGAGTGAAGAACAACGCGCAGCAGCGCGGATTCTACGCGAAGGAATTAGCGAGTCTTGACTCGAATAAAAAGAAGGTAGAACTTCTTACCGTGGTCCTCAATAAGTTGAGAGCCGCGCAAGCGAAAGGTAAAGACAAACTTACGCTAGATATCGACTTAAACGGCAAAGTAGAGAAAGTAAAGATAGAAGACGCAATAAACAGCGTGCAAGGCGCAATCGATAATTTCGGTAGAAAAGTAAGTATAGCTACTAACCTCAACGTCGATCAGACGCAAATACAAGACGATATAGCAATAGAAAGAGCGGCTCGACTGAAAGCGGATAAAGACCTTGCAAAAGAGAGGAAGAGCAACGAGATAGACGCGACGCGCGCTACAGAGGACGCTAGAATCGCGCTAATACAGGACAGCTACGAGCAACAGAGGGAGACTATTAAGGTCAGCTACTCGAGACAGATACAAGACTTAAAAAGGAATCTAGAAGAGCAAAATTCGTTGCAAGACAGTACGATAACGCTTCGCGCACGTAGGCAGATAAATGCTAAGATACTTCTTTTGCAGAAGCAGCAGACTAAAGACTTGGTAGCTTTGGCGAAGGAACAAGCGCAAAAAGAGCTTGATATACAGAATACTTTCGACGATGCGCTCGTGTCTGCCATCGCCGGGCAAAATGATCGCGCAAGGACGGAGATTAATATAAAGTACGATCGTCAGATAGCTGACATAAAGAAGCGCCTGAGAGACGAAAAAGACCTGACTATTTCAGAAAAGCAAAAGCTGAATGACACGATAGTGTATATGCAGGACGCGCAGGCAAATGAGTTACTAGCATTATCCGCTTCGCAGATGCAGACGCAAAGCGATCAGCAGCTCACGAGTGTGCAGCAGATGCTCGATCAAGTGGAAGTCAAAGTAGGCGAGTACACGAAGCGCAGTAAAACAGGGCTACACCTTATCGATGTAGAGGCAACGAAGGCTAGCCTATCTACAATAAACTCGGCACTGGGCGAGTATATTAGCGGACTTACTGAATATCAAGGCCAACTATCCTTGACTCACCAAGCTACGCTAGACACGCTTAAAAAAGGCACTACAGAGTACGAGGCTGAAATGCAAAAATATGCGGCCGCAAATACAGACGTGACTTCTAAAATTAAGGGCGCGCAGAAAGAACAGGTAGAGAATACGAAAGCGTCGAAGGCTACCACAATGGAATATTACCGCGACCTTTTCGATAAGATAAGCGGCTTTGCTGCTGCGGGGGCTACTGCGGTAACAGCGGTAACAGACACGATCACAAAGGGGCTACAGGCGGAAATCGACGATCTTAACGACGAGCTAGACGTAATAAACGACAAGTACGAAGAGGCTAAGACACAGAGAGAAGATGCGGTAACGAACACTGAGTCGATCGAAGAGCAATTGCAAGCGGCTACAGGTGGAACGGCCGACGCGTTAAAAAGTCAACTGGCTGACTCGATGCACGCACGACAAGAAGCAGAGAGAGAAGAGAAGCGGCTCGCGAAAGAGAAAGAGAAGAGAGAGGCCGAGATCGCGAAGAAGGAGAAGCAACAAAAGCGGATGGACTTAATAAGTCAAATTGCGCAAGGTATTGCCAATACCGCCGAGGCTATTACCGGCGCGCTTAAGCTTACCTTTCCTTTAAATTTAGTTGTTGCCGGTATAGTAGGTGCAGCGGGCGCAGTGCAGGTAGGCATAATAACTAAGCAGCTCGCGAAGCTAGCGGATGGCGGCGAGATAAAAGGGGCTAGTCACGCGAACGGCGGGGCTAGAATCACTGGTACTAACATCGAAGTAGAAGGCGGCGAGTACGTAGTTAACAAAGATACTACGCAGAAGAATAAAAAGCTGATAAAGTACATAAATAGTCAGCGCAAAGAGATAACACATGCGGAAATAGCCTCGTTCTTTAGCAAGCCTGCGAACGCTACGTCAGAGAAGGTGAAATCCTATCTAGCGGAAGGCGGGGAAATACCGAGTGTAACGAGTGTAACTACTTCGATCGATTATGCGGAATTAGCCGATGCAATGAGCAAAGTAAATATCGCGCCGGTGGTAGCCGTTACGGACATAATCGACGCAACGGATAGACTTACTTCGGTTCGCGACTTAGCAGGATTCTAGATGCCAACTATTTTTTTTATCTTTATTACATGAAAAAGAAAATACCTATATTCGAAGCAAAAATAGGCGGGGTAGATGACACAGGGATATATGCTATATCTTTCGTAGACTACCCCGCGAACGAGAGTAATTTTGTTGCCTTGGCGCGAGCTCGCACCGTTAAATTGCAGCTGAATGCAAAGAAGCAGATACTTACCGGTGTCGTCCTGATACCTGATCAGCTAATATACAGGAATGACGAAGAAATGGGCGAGTATTATTTGAAGTTCACGGCAAGCGATATCGAGAAGATCGCAAATAAAATGATGCGCACAGGCCTCGCCTTAAATAACACGACACACCAGCATGATGCGCAACTAAAGGGCAATTATTTAACGGAGTTGTGGACGGTAACAGACCCACAGCGCGATAAAGCAGTAGCCTTAGGGCTAGGTGAGCTCCCTGCGGGGACTCTTCTTGCATCTTATAAGATAACCGACCCGACGTATTGGCGCGATGAAGTGCAAAGCGGGAACGTGAAAGGCTTTAGTTTAGAAGGACTTTTTAATTTTAATAGTATAACAATGGCAAAACAAGTAGAAAAACCAAAAGCCGAGGCCAAAAAGCCTAACGGCCTAGTGACTTTTTTTAAGGCGGTAACGGCCTTACTAGAATGAGAGACCGCAGCAGCAGCTGACG